TGTATGCTTTGATAGTTTTTTTCGTTAATAATATCTTCTATATATTTTTTAATATTTTTTAACATAAATAATTTATGTTTATTGGCATTGCGTTGCATGATAACCCATACTTCAGCAACATTGTTAGTTTCCCATAATGAGTGAATACCACCACACACAATCGGTTGTCCTAAATAGAAACCAGTCCAAGCATCTTGGGTTGGTAGATCTTGCGTGTTGTAATCAATTTTAAAATTTTCTACCTCACCAAAACTTAAAATGTAGTTGGCATGTTGTGGCTGAAATTTCTCAATAGTATATTTAACCGTCAAAAGTATTTAACCTTGGATAGATTGCAATAATATTTAATGGCAACGGTGATGCTTGTCTGACAAATATATGTCCAGACTTTTCATAGTCTGATCTAAACTCAGCATCCTTATCACCTGTAAATAATTCCACTGCTGATGACATCAACATAGAACTATCACGAAATGGTATGATCTCCATATCATCTAAACTTGAGCCAACTTCACAGCCTAAAGTTTTATGTAATCTAACTGTAACCCCATGCACTCGTTTAATTTTACCTTGAGCTGTGCCATCTTCAGCACCAGCTTCTAACCGCATGGTTTGTAAAACTGATTCATAGTTAAGACCAATGGTAGCTTTTTCAGCTGCATAACTTAAAGTCACTGCACCTGAGCTTACGGTCTTTTCTACATGAGCTGCACCATTGACTAGCACATCTAATGGTTCACCTTCTAAATGATTCAAACCAGATACTGATGTAGTTTTACCACCAGAATAAGTTAAGCCACTGTCTACATAGAATGCATCCATTTGGCTATTGCCATAATCAAATGGTGTTAAGTATTCGACATACCTACGAGTAGAACCATTAATAAAACGATTTACAATAAGATATAATTGATCTTCGTCTGCATCTGTTGGTATTACTGCTACTGATTCTACTTTAGCATGTGTTAACCATTTATGTGTTGCAGCAGTAGTATTAACAGAACTTATAGTAATATAAGAACTGAGATCACTAGTAGTTGATAATTTAAACGTGTCATCAGTTAGAACATCAACATAGTATTTAACATTTGTACTTAGACCACCCAGTGCATGACTGGTATTTGATGGATAATAGTATAAATAATCATCATTTCCAAAACCGTGGCTATCAACATAAAACGTACCATTACGAACATTTACTCCTTTATAAATATACTGTGTTGTATCAGAACTTGGAGTAGATGTAAGACTTATTGCTGTGCCAGCTGTAGCATTTGCTGCCGTGGTGGCAAGTTTAATAGTGTTACTATCACTAGCAATAACAAAATAAAAAATACCTTGGCTCAATCCACCAATATCATTTGATAACGTAAAATACGAAACGACATCACCAGTTGATAAACCATGTGATGATAACGTGATGGTGTTATTAGTTGTCGATACATTACTTGAGTTAGAAGTAAATTGAATCACGTCAGTTGCTAATGATTTACCAGTATCAGCTTTGCCACCAATAACATGTCTATGCCAGGCAACTACATTCTCAGTACGTTGATAAGTCATACCAGCTAACACCCCATCTTCTCGTGCTACCCATAGCACTGAGTCAGGTTCTTGTTGGTAAGCCATATCCTTAACTAGACTTTCCGTAACGTGTTCAGATAATATTGTTAAGTCAGGTGCAACATAGTTATCACTATCATAGTTATAAACTAGTTCTCTAACTTTACGTTTAGCTCGTTGTAAAAACAATGTTACGTTGCCAACAGAGATAGCATCTTTGTTAGCCGAGCCATACGTTGATTGTTTACGAATATTAATATTAGTTGGTGACAAGCCATCAACGGTATCAGAACCTGTAACTAAAAATTCACCACCGACTGTACCAACAAGTAAAGATCGAGCAGCTGACAAGTATCGAATAGCATTTACTTGGTTAGATGCAATCGTAAAGATCATAGCATCATCAGCATTCGTGCCTGTCGTAAAGTTTTCATAGTCACCTGATTTACTAAAAAACAATGTTTGTGGGTTATTGTTAGTATTAGCAAACACCAAGCGTTGTTCAAAAAACGATACGCAAGATGGAAAGTTATTAGCAGCTGTACCGATTATTGGGTTGTTTAATTTTTCTACAACGTCACTACCACCAGCACTAAATGTACCAAAACTACTGGTATCAACATTTGTACCAGATGCATCTTGCAACTGAAACGTAGTAGCATTAGGTACAGTACCAACTTGAAACACTGTGCCATCAGCAAGTTGTGTCATGCCACCAATATCACGAAACGTAATAAAATCACCAGCTGCAAAACCATGATCGGCTGAGGTTGTCACTACGCCTGGATTGGCTTTAGTTACAGCTGATACAGTAAAGTTTGTACCTGTGTTTAATGTCACCGTACTCAAACTCCAAGCAGTATGATCGGTACGAGTTAGTTTTTTAATAGGATAGGTTGGATGCGTGATGTACATGACATCAGCAGATTGAGCATACTTCAGTTCAAATAGATCTGCCGTAGCATAAGTTGTAGTAATTTGATAAATACGAAATGCTGTACCAGCAGAGCCGTAAGTAGTTAGAGCTGACGTATCAAAATTATTGCCATCCGTATCTTGTAACGCAAACGTATGTGTTGTGACACTTGCTACCTTAAATTGTCGACCATTCAGTTCCGTCATGCCCACAATACCAGACAAGATAACATAATCACCATTAGAATAACCATGTGATGTAGCTGTCACTACACCTGGGCTAGCTTTGGTAATAGCTGATATAGTTTTACCAGTTTCAGTAATGATACCGTTATCTTTATAAAACCTAACGTATAAATTACCAAACTCTAGCATGTAGGTTTGTGTCGTTGAGAACTCAAACGGTATTAATCTTTTAGCTGTGCTGCTGTCTTTAGCTTCTGACACAAATCGTGTGCCAGGTCTACGACTAGCAGAACCATGGGGATGTACCACCATGTTTTCTAAAGTCTTACAGCCAAAGAAATATTTTTCTAAATCAGTTCTACCATCCATACGAGGTGATAGTTCACCAGCTGTAAAATTAGTAAATGCATAAGCAGATCGAGCCATTATAACCTCGATGCAATAAATGGAAAGTCTGCGTCTAGTTCATCTGGCATACCTTCAGTAGCATCAGCAAATCTAGCATCTTTTAATTTTTCTAAATATTTTTGTTCCATTAACTGCAACAAAGTAGTTGAGCCAGTAATGGCATAAGCTATATCGGCTGCAATAGCAGCTGACAAAGTTTCGACTAATGACGTATCATATTGTGTCGTGTCTGTAATTCTAGCTACATATAAAATTTTTACCGTAGTAGCATTGGTTAATATTTTTCTACCTTCTACTTTGAAATCAACATCATCTTTCATTTCAAAAGTTTTTAATACACGAATACAATCTGACGGTAGGGTATATTGATTAGTGTATTCATAATCTGGTTTGTCAGTATCTTGTGCCAGGGTAACTCGTTTTAATAAACAGTTCCAAGGATGCTCACGAAATACTTTATCACGGACCATATCGTATCTTTGGTTAAGAACTCGTGCATTCTTTGAGTCTTCCGTTAATGCTAAGATGGTTGAAGCTCCTAATTGATTTAAAGCTCCATTACATATTCCAACTTGTGATGTCATAAATTTCCTTAATAATATTGAATTATAAGGACAGCCGCATAACGACTGCCCTTATAGTTTTAGTGTCTAGTTAACAACATATAAAATGTTGAAAGACATATCACCAGCAGTACCACCAGCAGCTTGCATAGTTGCAGCTACATAGTAATATCCACCTGGATCTGTGCTATCACCAGCCAGCTCGTGCATTTTCTGCCCAGCTGTGTTGATGTTTGCAGCTTCAAAACGAACATCTGCCATTGCACCAGCGTCAGCTACTGCACTTGCAAATACATCTTCGTCTTTAACTACTCCAGCACTTGTGTAAATTCCAACATTGAAAGTACACGATCCACCTAGCGTATCTGAACCAATAAATAGTTGAGATACAACAGCGTTACTTGGAATTGGTGCAAGCATAACAATATCATTGTCATCACTGTCACCAGTTGCAAGAGCTATAGTGCCTTGTGCTACACGAACAACGCCATGTAAAAGGCTAGCACTATTTGCTACCTGTGGTAGGGCTTCAAAGTTAGCCACTAAAGTTGAGTTTTTAGTACCCATAATTTATCTCCTAACTATTATTCGTTACACGGAATTTGGAAAACTTTGTTTTCTTCCATTCGAGTTGCACCAATAGACATGCAAGTGTACACTTGTGTAGCATACGATTTGTCAGGTCTAACATCAATCTTAGCAGTAATATCTTTACCTACGCCAAGTTTGATAGCATCTTGTGTGAAAGCAAAGATTTTTCTATCATCCGTGTTAGTTGCATCAAGGCTTAGTCTGTTTGACAAGATGAATTTGAAACCCATGAAGGTATCAACGTCACCCTGAACTAGAGCTTTGACGGTGTTAAAATCACTAGAAGTAACTTGAGTAGTACCAAGCAGATCAGACATCTGCGTAGCACCAGCTACAATGTATCTAGGGATTGAAGGGTCTACATCATTTAAATCAAAGAATTTTTTTGCAGCTATTAATTTAGCTACAGTTAATCCATCTGATTGATCTGATGTTGCAAACTTACTGCCTGAAGGTAGGGCAACAGCTGTTCCCCCAGTTTCACCAGTGTCTGCTGATCCGCCTAAAGCAGTAATGATAACATCATCCATAGCTCTACCCATTGCAGCAGCCGCAGCTTTTGCATAAGAAGAAGTTGGATCTATTAACATTCTTACTTTGTCTTGATCGTCTATTAGGTCAGCCCATTCGTAATCGGCTAAACTAACTCTACGTCTTGCATGTGGTGTATCAATCTGTGGAGTGTCAGCATGTCTTGACGTTCTTTGAATAGCAGCAGTTACGCCAACTTGGTCAAAAAATGCATTCTTTCCAGTGATTGTTTCCACATCAACAGCTGAACGCAAACGGCTTCCCATTTGCTGTGCCAGCATAGCTACGTTTGAAGAATATTGTTCGACAAACGAAGTTGTGATTTCTGAACTCATTATAAGTCCTTTCGTGGTTTAAGTTAATAAAGGTTGATTACAGTCAATTATCCCGTGAGGGGTTGGCTTGCATTTTACACCTGGTAGGTGATAGGTCTTTCCCCATCGTCACTTAGAGCTGACTAGCAGTTGTTCTAAATATTTTAGCCATTAAGAACTTGTCTTAAGGCATAAACTTTTTGCACGGTAGCATCGTGTTGTGGATCTGATTTGTTCCAGTACGGACTAGTCGGTGCAGTTAAATTGTTAAGTTGATCTTGGACACCAGCGTTACTTGTAACAGAGTCTTTATCTCCCACAAGTGTATCTTCTGACATCACCATAGCTAATTTTGCTAAACCTTTTATCAAGGTAGCATTATCACCTAGCATAGAACCATCTGCCATTTGCAGTTGGAACGCATCTTCACCTAAGTATTGTTTTCCTATTTGTGATGCTTTAGCTAAGTTGTCATCATAACTACGCCCCCATTCTTCACGCAGCTCTCGTGAGCTTTGTTCTTGGGCTAACACACCAGCATTATTTTGTTCGTTTAAAGTTTGTGTGCTGATGTTGTTATAATAATCTAGAATGCCTTGAGCTTGTTGTGGTGATAACCCATGTTTGTGTGCTGCATCTTTAAACGATGCAAACAGTTGGTCATCCACAACTTCACCTTCTTCTAAGGCTAGTTCTAAATTATATTCATCTGGTGTCGATGGTCTACCAAGTTTAGTGTAAATATCATTCCACTCATCTTCAGTAGTATTTACTCCTGGCACTACCATCTTATCTTTGCCGATCATTGATTCAGCATTGATGTAGCTTTTAGCTAATGTTGATACGTCACTAAATTTTTCTAATGAAGTATTACCTTTTATATCGTCTGGTAAACTGTCACGCCAACTAACTTCTGTAGTTGGAGTTTCTGTTGCAGTTGGCTCAGACGGTTGGCTTTGTTGTTCGACAGCCGTTACCTGATCTTCTGACATAGTGTTCTCCTTATGTTATGATTAAATAAATTATGATTATGGCTACTATTACGCTAGCAGCTTTCCATTTAGATTTTAAAGATAGCCATAGTTCTCGTGCTTTTGTTATATAATTTAAAATTTCCATTATATTTTCCTATTCATCATTTGGGTTATAAATAATATTGCAGCTCGTTGTCCTTCGTTAAATGCACTCTCATGGGCATCACCTTTGACATTAGTTGTCGAAAATAGGTGACAACGATTTTGCAAATCAGTTAATACTCTTGCACCATTCTCAGTACCAAAAGTAGTTTTGTAATCAGTTACTAACTGATTAATCTTTTCTTGTTGTTCTTCTTGGTTAGGATTTTGTTGCTCATCCGCCATAGTTTTCTCCTTATTGTACAGCCTTCACCATCGGAGCAGCAGCTCCAGCTGCTTCAGCTTGTTGCACTAACTGCTCTTGTTCAGCTTGGGCTTGTTGTTGTTGTTGTCGTTCATTTCTTAGTTGTTGAACCTGGGCATCTGATTTCATAACGGCAGCTGGTAAGCCTAATACTTTTTGTACATACTTAGCCAAGCCATCAGTATCTAGATAATCTAATACTGGAGCAAACTGTGACATAGCTCCAAAGATTTCAACGCCACGCATAACGGTATTTAAGTCACCAGATTTTTGAGCTTTGGCAAGTGGGCTAACATATTCGATCTCCACATCTTGTTGAGCTAGTATCTCTGGTGCTGGTCTGAATATACCCTGACGTTCTAATATTTTATAAACTCGTTCTATTAATGGTTGTAATAACTCTGACTGTAATCGACCTAACACTGGTCCAAGCAATCTCATTTTTTCTTCATTACGTTGTAAAACTTCAGTAGCCGTCATGTTGCCACCTTGTGAAGTTAACAGCTGATCGACATAAAATGTTTTTTGTACTGCCAGCTGACGGTCTTGAATCATATTTAGTGTTATTGGATTGTTTGCTCCAATGTTTAATGGTTCAATTCGGTCACGACTACCTGAACGATAAAAGTTTAAGCCACCAGGTACAGTTCTTATTGGTAACATGAAACCGTCATCAGGTATCATCAACGGTGGATCAATTTGTTTTTGTCCAGCTTTAATAGCAACCTCTGACATTTTGTTAAGCATCTTAACATCAGGTAAAGCATTCATTGATGGTGAACGACCATAGATCTCATAACTAGCTTTGAGGTATCTTGGCACAACATAAGGAAACTCACGGAAGCCACCTTCACTAATCATGTGAACGTCATTGGGATCTAAGTAACAAGATTTAAACGGCATGTTTTGTGCATCTTGTTTACTAGTATCATAACCATCTCGTGGCATAACCACATGTAGTAAATCTACATCAGCATACACATCTTGTTTAAATTTATTTAAAATAGCAGCACCGACATTGTTTTCACCAAATAGGTTTACCGCAGCTCGTGCTGATATAGTAAATAATCTAAAGACTGTATCAACTTGTCCTTTTTCGTTTTCCGCAATATATATTTCTTTAATGTGTCTAGTATTAAAACGTACCATGTTCTTATCATCGGCTGATACAAACATAGCTGATGTACCAAACGATATTAAATCTTGATACAGTTCTTGTACTTCTTGTTGAAAGTTGGATCGGTTAAATGCCGTGTACATATCTTCAGTAACACTATCTAACCACTCTTGAGCTTCGTCATCTTGTTGGAGTTCACTATCTTTAAAAGCTAATGTAAACCACGGTGACGCTGCATTGGTTAACATACCATGCAAACTAGAACCTAATAATTCCAGTGCGTGGATAGCAGTGCCATCAAAGATTACTTGGTTTCTTTTATCTCCACGAGTTCGTTGCTGTGTAATGTCAGCTTTGCGTGGTAGCATGTAATCAGCAATTTCTTGCCAATGACTTTCCCACGTTGACCTAGTAGTTTTAAGTGTAGAAAATCTATCTACGAGCATTGCTGCTTTTTTATCTTGCATATAATTAACCTAGAAGGGTTGGGGTATAAACGGTAGCACTACCACCAAGACCAGTGGAACTGGTGTTGATTAATGACTTACGACCTTTTTTCTTACGCTGTACGGCTTGAGCTGTTTCTTGTGTTTCCGTTGGTGTTTCCTCAACTGGTACAGGATCAGATACAACTGGATCTGGAGTAGGTGTTGAAGTTGGTTCAGGTACAAATGGTTCAGGTTCAACTGTAGGTTCAGGAGTAACTGTAAAATCATCCATCGATGTTACAGGTTCTGTAGTACCAGCAACTGTTCCAGCTGCTTTTAAAATATTTTCTTTAACTGGATCTGGAGCTGGCTCTGGAGCTGGTGGTGTTGGTACAAAAGGTTCAACTATTTCTTTTGGTATTATTTTTTTAATTATTTTTTTTGCTCTGCCCATTTATTTTCTCCATTGATAGGGTAATTGAATTGCAATTGTTTGGTCATTTTGATTTGACCAGCCAATGCGTTCATATAGTTTTATGTCATCAGCATCGATTTCGTCTGTTTGCAATGCAACAGCTCCAAGCTGATAACTCATTTGATAAAATTTATTTACCGTGTGTCTGTTTAACACACGACCTTGATATTGTTGTGCTACACACATATGCGTAACAAAATTGTTTTCGTATCCTTGCAACTCATACAACCACACATAACCTAATGTTGTGTCATGTTTTACAAATCGAAAGATGTAAGCATAAATTAAATTATCTTTATGCTCAGGTAGATACTTGTAGTTTTCTTCTGTTAAGAAAGCTAGTAAAGCATCAGTGTCTTGACTTAGTTCTATATCAAGCACTCTGCTTGTTTTTATTAGCAAAACTTCTAGCAGACGCTACTGAACCAAAACCCCATTTCTTTAGAGCTAAGGCTTTACGAGTTGGACTACCATCTGGTTTCTTCATTGGTCCTTTCATGCCAGCAAAACGTGCAGCAAAAGATACTCGTCTAGGATTAGTACCTTTGTTAACAGGAGCTTTTACTCCGTGATGTTTTCTACCAGCAGCATTTAGACCGCCTGATGGACTTTGGTGTTCTTTTAACGCCATTTAACCCATCAAAGTTTTCTTTTTAGTTTTTTTCTTTTTTCTTTTCATTGGTGGTCTACCTTTAGTAGAGCCATATGTTCCAGGACCGTAAGGCATAATGTTATCCTAATAATGTTTGTTTTTTTGGTTTTTGTTTTTGTTTGTTTCTTAACATAGCAAGGTCTTGAGCATCTACTCTGTTATTATTGTTAACATCAATCTTTTTTTGCTTACCTTTTAATTTACCTGTCATAAAATTATCCTAATAAAGTTTTTGGTTTCTTGGCTGTCTTAGCAGCTTGTTTAAAGTTTTTTGCAGATGGTGAACCAGCTGATCCTGGTTTACGCATTTTTTCTCCTGAGCCAGCTGCAATGCGTTTTCTTTTTGCATGTATGTTTGCGTATAGTCCTGGTTTTGCCATAATGTTATCCTAGTAAAGTTGATCCAGCACCAGTGGTATTTGCTACTGAAGTTATTTGTTTTTTCTTTTTTTTTGCTTCATCAGTAATATCTTCAACATTGTCCTCAGCTTGAGCTGCTATTTGTTGTATGGGCAGTTCTTTTTCTTCTGCCATTTTTTTTACTTGTTGTATTGGTAGCTTTTTTTCATCTGCTAATTTTTTAATTAGCCTTGTCATTAATCCCATAATATTATCCTAGTAAAGTTGGTGAATATGTTTCAGCATCTGTGGTCAAACCTTGTGGTCCTGTTAGGATGGTTGACTTTCTGCCTTTTTTCTTTTTGTTAACTGATGCTATTGCAGCTTCTTCAGCATCTTCATTGATAGCTCCTGTTGGATCAGCTGCTGCTATTTCTTCTGTGGTTGGAGTATTGGTTACTGAATCACTGGTGTCACCACTACTAGGTGGAGTGTATGGTACAGCTGCTGGAGCTGGTGGTGGTGTTGGATATTTTGGTTTTTTAAAAATTCTGCTCATGGTTCATTCCTAATGGGTTGTAATTATTGTCAGCTACACGCTGGGTTATTTCTTTATCATCTCGTAATTCTTCTAAGCCCACAGCTAAACAGCGTAGGCTGTCACATGCGTGACTGCTCCAGTCGTGGACTGGTTTCATATTAAAAACTTGTAAGGTGTCGTTAAACTTACGGTGATAGTTCCGCAAAGCATCTATAAGTTTCTTGCAAGTATCAACGTCTAGCCAACAACGGTTTAGCAAGAGTTGCGTATAATGAATACCGTCCTCAATACTTAGTTTAGGTACAATCTTAAAACGTAAACCTAACTCGTAAGCTATTTCACGCCTGGACTTACCATTAGTAAACTCACGTTGTTCGAGATCGTGTGGTCCATAATGGTTCTTGTAAACGTAATCCTTACCGTTAATCACATTAATGTAATGGGGTAAACCCTCATTACTGTTTTCATAATAATCTATAATCTGTACAGCTCGACCTACTTGCTGAAAAAACAAGATAACGGTTTTATCAGAGATGCCTATATCCCATGCCGTACTAACAGGATAAGTCGGATCATATGGCACTCGACCAACCTGACCTCGGTTTTCAATCTTTTCTATAATATCTCCAAATATAGATCCTTCGATTGAAGCAATCCAATCACACTCAAATTCTTGCCTAAATTTATTTTTACCCATGAGTTCTAAAGCTGCATCTAATTCTTCTTGGTCAACAATGCCTGTTTCCGATGCTTTGGCAATCTTGGTGTACCAAGTCTTATCTTTTAGACCGTGTTGGTACTTATTGTAAAAATCATTACTCATGCCTTGTGGTGTACCCACAAAATAACAAAAGCCTTTACGATCTGACAGAGCTGGTCGAATAATCTCAGGAAACAATCGTGGATTGATCTGAGCATATTCGTCACAGATAATACCATCGTAGTAATTACCACGAAGGCTATCAGGATTTTCAGAACCTAAGAGGGAGATCTTTGCTCCGTTAGGCAGAGTGCAACTAAGTTCTTGTTCATTAAACTTTGATCCAGGTATGACACCAGCATAGAATTTTAAGTAGTCAAAAATAATTGACTTAGTTTGTTTATAAGTTGGTCCGATGTATGCGTACCGTGGATTCCATTTGTCGTTAGTTAACGCCCTTTTAATTAGTTCATTGATGCACAATACGGATTTACCAGCACGCCTGTGAATGCTGAGTACAGCCCATCTATGTTTACTTAGTTGTGTATGTATGTCTTGTTGTAATGGTCGTGGACTATACGGAATAGTTATCTGCATTAATGGACCGTTGGTTGTTTGCCATCTATATCTAGCAGATCAATATTTAAGTTGTTGCAAATCCAATTAGACACATCTTTGCCGTGAATATTATTACGAAAGCCTGTAACGCTAATTATTAAACTTTTGCTAGTTTCATCGTAAACGATCATTGCTAGCAGATCTTTTAAATCTTCATCCATATGCGTGGTTCTATTAATTTCCTATGATATATATATTATATACCGCACACCACTTTTCGGGGTGTGGGGGGGTGCGTGTTTCTAAAAAAAAAAGTACCGCACATAGCGGAAACCCTAGCGTTAATATAAAAAAAAGATTGTTAGTCCTTAGAGTCTTCTAGGAATACAGCCAATAAATTTAAAAAAGAACCTCGGGTAGTACCTCAAGCTGCCATATATCCTTTGCACTTTAGTATCATTCCAATCTATCGTACTCCATGACGTGTGTGCGTAATCATACAGCTCTGTATAATATATGGGAGATCCTACTTGATCTCTGGTATTACCTCACTACTCCAAGCAATAGTCATCTTGGTATCAGCCTTAACATCTGCTTGTATCTTATCACCGAATGTACCAGCTAATAGTTTACTACTCATCCAACGTGCATGATGTAGACGTTCTCTGTTCCATTGTACTGCTTGTGGTTCACACTCTTGTTGCAGTAACTCCATCATACTATCGAGGTAAGTCCATGCTCCAAGTTGTCTAGCATCAGCTATCTCTTTACGAATATCATCGTCATCCTTCATCCAGGAATACACAGTTGTGACTGCTGGATAATCCTTATCACTACATATCTTGGATAGTGGAATGCCCTGTTGCAGCTTCTCGAGAATGGTTGGGATCTTCTGTTTTAAGTTTGTCTTTGACATGTTTTAAATTCATTAATGCTTTTAGTTTGCCTTCAGGTGTCTTTGGTCCTGTCGATAACCCACCATGTAACTTACACTTACCATTAGCAAGTGCTTTAGCTTTACAAGGTAATCGAGTGGAACGAGCATAAGCTCCACACTCTTTTTTATGAAGTGGTCTACCTACCATGATGGGCTATCTTAACAAAGAAAGGAATATCAAATACAATGATTTGCAAATGATAGTTAAATAACTATTTGATTTTGTCATACTTGTCTAACAAATATTTGTCATAAGCTACCAAATACTTAATATAAATTAGAACTTCTAAGTACATTTGTTTAACCTTGTGTCGATGCATGCCAAGTTTCTTTCCAATGTGTACATATGGCATACCCATACCTCTCGACCAAACTAATTTACGTTCTGTTTTATCAAGCAATGGTGTGATGTGATAGAGCAAGAAATCATACCGTGCTATTTCTTTTGACGATGCAGCACTGCGTGTTGGTTTCTTATCCCAGGCATTGTGTTCAGTGACATCGTGCTTGATGTCGAACTTCATACCATTGTAACCTTTCTTATATGCAGCTGGGAGTTTACGATCCGTAGCTATTGCTTCTTCAAAGGCATCAACTAACCAAGCTGTGGAAACTGTTTGAGCCATTTCTTATCTCCTTTCATTACATCATCCCAAAACTGTTTCTTACGATCAGATGATAGGTTTTTTAAAAAGTTGTAGAGCTTGTCTTTTTGAGCTTTAGGCACTCGTGCTTTCTTAGCAGCGGTCTGCTTCACAGCAGACCTGTAATGCACATTGCTATGTTTAGCAGTGGATTGGATGAGAGATTTTACCTTACCCCCTCGTAAATCATGTCTAGATATATCTGTTCTAGATATATCTAGTTTAGATATATATTGTTTATTAATATATACACTTTTTGTCACATCATTGACTGGGAAGTAACGACACGTTGACGCTAATCGTTTAGATACAATGAATTCCTTATCCCTTAGCTCATTTATACATCGGATCACAGTACGCCTAGAGATGTGCAAATCTGACGCAATGGTAGCTTGGCGTGGCAAGCACTTACCGTATCGATAGTAC